TGTTGGCCAAGACATCCACAGTTTGTACCCACCTGTCTAATAGAGAATGTAAATGGTGGACCTACAAATTGTATAGTGTAAGCTGCTTGATCCGTTAATACTAAAAGATAATCTTTTCCTTGTATAGCTCCTATAATTGTATTTCCGGTATCTAGTCTAAATGTACCTGCCGTATTAGTCACTTTTGGAGTCCATGTACTAATATCTTCTTGATTTGAAAATCTTATAAGCATTGGATCAAAGGTTGTAGTATCTCCAATGGTTGTTTCAGTTCCCATTGCAAATAAATGCCTATCTCGATCAGATACGATAGTCATAATAGATTTTGTAGGTGCTCCACTTACCACAGTTGCTCTTACAGAAAGTCTACTAGTTGCAGATGGATCCCAAGTATAAGTTTTTCCATTCTTGACTGTAGCAACAAGTATCTGGCCAAAGTTATCAAGCGACCAGGAACCTGGCGCTAAATTAACAGTTGTTACAGAAGACTCTTCACCCCAATCTTGCCAAGATGTTGCATTAGTCACAGTTGCAAGCGTTAAATGCGAAGCTGCAGTTGTACCATTAGCACCTCTTACACAACCTGTAAAAGTTGTTGCAGTTTTTCCAGTATAAGTAATCAATTCAGTATCAATATCTATTCTTCCAGGAACAGAAACAGATCCTGCTGGAAATGCTGCAGCTGAAGTAACGGTGATTGTTGTTGCTATTGCAGAAAGAGCACCATTTAATGTAGTTGCTACACTTGGAATAACTACTCCACCAAATAATCCAGTTCCCCACCCATAAGCAGGTGTTTGAAATGTAGGACCAATTGTAACATAAGGAGTCATTGTTAAAGTTCCTCCTGCAGTAACACCCGTTCCAGTTTCAGCACTTGCCATAGTAACTGTAAAAGTATTTGCTGTTGGTGTTGAAATTACTTGAAAAGTATTTGTTGTAAAACTCCCTGAAGTATATCCAGTTGAAGGTGATCCTGGAGTTGTAACACTTGTAAATATTATATAATCACCAGCAGTTAATCCGTGTGCTGTTAAATTGATTGTAACAGTTGTAGAAGATGTTATTGATGTATAAGTGGCTCCAGTTAAAGCTGTTCCAAGAGGTGTAATATCATAGAAAGAACCTTCATAATAAATAACTAATAATTTAGAAGATCCTAAAGCTGCATATTTTTTACCGTCTAATGCTGTCCACGTATGCTGGTCTCTTACAGGACCTGCTAATGTAGTTGAGACTAATTGCTGCCAACCACCTATTTTCTGTGGTTCTCCATACCTAAATCTAACATTATCACCATCAATCCATTGCCCTTCGGCTCCGGTTGCAGTTTGTTGTTTATTAAATCCAGGTTTAAATTGTATCTTTTGTAATGGCATAATATCATTATACTTAATACATGTTTAAAAGCCAGATACTATATAACATTATCTAGCAGTAACTGGTATTCCGCCTGATGTTACGAATGGGTTTTCAGCAAATGCCATGTAGATGTATGTTGAACCTGATGCGTTCATAATATTGTCTGTGTATCTTTGTTTAAATCCATTTGATAACAAATCAACCAGTGTCCAAGTGCTATTAACACTTTCGGCATTAGCATTGTTTGCTTCTAATCTTGAATTATTAGAACCATTAGTAACATTTCTTTTTGCATCTATTAATTGCCAACCATCTGCAACAGTTGTATTTTTAATCATCATAAAAGCTGGTTTAAATCCAGTATATACAAATGTTCCATCAGTAGAACCATTACCAGTATAAGAACCAAATGCAGAATATCCTTTTATTGTAGCAAAGCAGTAGGCGATATAAGTTGTTCCGTTAGTGCAAAGAAAAGTTCCACTACCATTTGTCATTGAAAATGTAGATGAACTCCAAGCAGTAATACCAGTTCCACCTAAATCAGTAACTCTATTATATATACCAGAAGTGTTATTTAAAAATAAACCATTTCCATCATTACCCCAAGATTTATTATGAACAACATACCAACCATTTGTAGCATTTCTTGATTTAACTATAATCATTGCTGGAGTAGCACCAAGACCATGTCCCACAGTCGCATTAGCACCAGTTCCAGTATAACTTACAATACTAAATCCAGCTGTTGTATTAGCTGATACTGTGCTTGATATAGAACCAGAAGTATTTGATACTGTTGTGTTTGCACCAAGCCAGTTCCAAGCTACGTATGTTGTTGCATTACCATTTTGACCAACTTCACTACCAAGAGAAAAACCATCTGTATTAAATGATGTAAGTCCAGCATTAGCATCTTCAACTAATGTATCATTTGTAAAAAGAACTCTACCATAAACCGATGAAAAACCTCTTACTGCATCATATAAATTATGATAATAAGTATTGTTTCTGCTTTTTAACCAAACCCAATCTGGTTTAAAACCAACACCTGTAACATTTAATGTGGAACCATTACCAGTATAAAGAACTGTATTAAAATAACTAGAACTTTTATTGATCGTTGTATATGCCATAGTCTATCCGAAGTTTGCTAAGTTTTTAGTATTCAAAGAGTAATATCCACTTGGAACTGCGTATGAAAAGTTACCGAATCCTGCACCATCAGTATATGAGTTAGCAGCATAGGATGGAGAGCCAAAGTTAAAACTCCATTCACCAGCTGAAGGATAAAAACGAAGGTTACAAGCTGGGAAATATGTTAAAGCAGATTGAACTGTATAAGCTGCTCCTGTTCCTGTTGCACCACTTGTAGGATCACCTGAATTTTGAAAAGTTCCATTTTTAGAAAAATATAATTTATTATTAGTCATATCTAACGCAATACCTATTATATCTCCTGTTGTATATGAAGTTCCATAAGCAGCATCAGTTCCATTATTTGATTTTTGCCCATTTGACATGTAGGTATATCCATAAGCAGATACAGATGAATTATGTGGATAAGCATTTTGTACATTAAAATTTGCTTCTGTATTTAATATTCCAATACCAGGAATATCAGAACCCACTGAAATTAATTTAGCTTCCCAATACCATTTCCCTGTTGAAACTGCTTGTGTACCAACAGTCATCATTTGTGATGTATCTGTACCAGCAGATCCTTTAAAAGTTAAAGCACCATCTGAATAACTAAATGTATTTCCATTAGGAACTTCATTGTTAGCTAATAGATTAAGTGTTGAAAAGTTATTAGTACAAGTATCTGTACTTTGATCTACTGAAGTTAGATTGTTTACTGTAAATGTGTTTCCGTTTCCTGAAGAATCTGTACCAAGAGATGCTGAGTTTTTGAATTGCAGGTAGAATCCGTTTGTTCCATAAGTACCTGTATATGCTTTAGGTTGCCAGATTCCTGATGATGGGACTGAGGGATCTGTTTGCCCGAATGATGATGGGGTTAGTTGTTGTCCATCAATGTAATATGTTTCTGCCATATAACCATTAAAATATTCTCCAGCACTTTCGCTATTTCTACCTACTGTTGTTAAAGCATTACTATTTAATCCATAATCAGTATTTAAAGTTGGGTTATTTGAAATTGAAAAATCTGTAATTTGAGAACCATTAACATAAACTTTTACTCTGTCAGAAGCAGTAGCTTGTGTTGTGTCAAATCCTACAACAAAATGATACCAAGCTGAAACATCTCTAAATAGTTGAGTTGTTCTTCTGAATATTCCAGTTCCCATTCCTACATCAAAATAATCACCATTACCTATTTTAATACCTAAATAACCAAATTCAGTATAAGAAGCACCAGCAACAAGTAAACCTTGATTAGAACCAGTACGAGTAAATTTAATCCAAGTGCTAAAAGTCCAAGTTTTTCTATTACTTGCTGATGGTGTTCTTGATAAATTATCAGAACTTGCAGAATTAAATCTTAATGAGTTTGCTACGTTGTAGCCACCAGAAGCACTATTAGAAGCTAGAATTAAAGGCATTAGATTACCTCTTTAGGATATTCTGCTAATGGTCTAGTTGGATTTGTTTCGCCTACGTATTCGTATAATGCTTTTAACTGTTCAACATTTGAACAAGCATTGATTTGTGTTTCTTGTTGATTGTTTACTGATCTAACTGCAGTTCTAAAATCTTGTATGTCTTGTGGTATTGCAGTTCCTGTATCTGCTTTTC